AATTTAGTTGATTGGAATTTACCATTGTAAGACAATTAAAATATTTAGTTAAGTGCTTGACTATCAATACTGACTAAGTGTACTACTTTGGTCAAAATACCCTGTTTTTGTACTACTAATTACCCTGAAATGTACTATACTTGCAGTGTTCAAATGTCTTACCAAAAACTGTACTAAAATGACAAATTCAAAGACCGTTTTAACAACTGCAACAGCAGTAAAAATGACACTTGGAGATGATAATAAATATCATTTAAGTGAAGCCGTAAAGGTACAAAATCTTAAGGTAAAAACTATTGTACTGGCCAAACAACCTAATAAAGAAGGCATGGTTAAAATCTATATCCAAGTTATGCAACGTATAGATAAATTGGTTGCTAAACATTTTGATGGTGTAACCACAGCCAGTAAACCTACCAGAATTTCTACAGGGGTTTGGGTACTACCAAACCATTGGAGTAAGGTAAAAGAAGAAATTCTGAAAGGTGACAGTGATTATATAATAAAGAATGAAATCATTGGCAAAACGAAAGCCGAAATACTTGCAGCTTGTCAAGAACAAAATAATCCCTCGAACCTACCAACGGTTGAAAAATATAAGCAATTATTAAAGGTATTGCAACCAGCAGAAAAGAAGTACAGCAAAGACCTAACAGAATATTGCCAGCAATATATTAATCATCGTATTGCAAGTGGAACTACAGCCATTGGAACTATAGCCAATTTTCACAGCTTAAAAAATAGGCTACTAGGTTTTCAAACTCAAAATGGTAAAAGATATTTTTTTGAAGACGTAAATACAGTATTTGCAGATAATTTCCGACAATACTTATTTGATGCTGACTTAGCAAAAAATACCATTTTCAGTACGTTTGAATTACTTATAGCTTTCCTGAATCACTTCTATGCCAGACGTTCAGAACTTAACATAAATCTTAGTGATAATTTTAAACAAAAAAACTGGAAGGGTGTAAAAAAAAGTTTTACTAAGCCTGTACCATTGAATACAGAAGAAATACAAGCACTAAAAAATTATAAACCAACAGTAGACCAACAGCAGTATTATGACCTCATGATTTTACAGATTCATACAGCACTTAGATTTAGTGATGTTACAAGAATAGTAAAAAATATGGTAGATGATAATTTCTTGGTAATATCACCACAAAAAACACAACATACAAAAACAGATAATCAAATCGAAATACCATTAATGCCATTATGTACAGCCATACTAAAAAAGTATGAATATGATACGGCACACCTATTGATTAACAAAAGCACATATAATATTAAAATTAAGGAAATTTGTAAACAAGCATTTAGAAAAGCAAAGTTGAAAGAAATAGAAATCACAAAGAAACCCACCAATAAGACAGGCGTAGAATTTACAGAAAACAAAAGCAAATTATTGACTAGTCATAATTTAAGGGATACTGCACTTAGTATGATGGTAATGAATAAGGTCGATTTTCATACAATATTGAGTATTGCTGGTCAAAGCAGTTATGAAATACTTAAGCTATACGTGAAGACTGACAGAAAATACCGATTTGAAGAAATTTGTAGAACATTTGCAGTTTTATAAAAAATTATAAAAAAGTCGATGCATTAGAAGCTGAAATTTCAACGATCTCAATGCAGGTGACACTATAACACCACCCATTTTTAAGTTAAAAACCCTCAGTGAACATCTACAGGGGGTTTTTTATTTTAATACCATATACCATATATATAGGTATAGGTATAAAAATTTTAAAAAAAATATGCAGGAGTAGACTTATCCTGCATATAAAACCCTGAATTAGGATATTCAAGGAATAAAAATGGCATTATTATTAGTAACTATAAATACTGGACAAGACTGGACAAGTTAGCAAAAAACAAAAATAAAGCAGAATTACTCTGCTTTTATTTTTACCTGTATTGGCTTGTTTTAATTAAATCTATAATTTAAGGTCTTGAACAGATTATTATTATTGGCAAATCTGATTTTCATAAAACCAGATAAAATGTCTAGGCTTTGCAAAAAATTGATTATATATTTGTGATATGAAAATAAATAACTAAAAAGTGAGTCTTTTTTAAAACTTTGTAGTATTTATTTATGTCAGGAACAAAATAAGAAACCCCGGACAAAAAAATAAGAAAGTAAAATTTAAAAATTAAGACAATGACAACTAATGAAGAACAGTACAAAGAAGATGCAGTAAAACTAATTAAATTAAATAAACTTAATTCTTGGGAAAAGGATTTTGTAAATAATATTTATTGAAGAAAATTAACTAATAAACAATATAATACACTTGTTTCTTTAGTAAATAAATATGAAAATTTTATTAAAAGAGAAGGTGAAAATTATGATAGTTTAAATGAAAACTATAAAAATAACAGTAAGTAATTAAAATTTAAGACGATGATTGAAAAAATTAGTAGAAAAAGAAAAGCACTGATAGTAAGAGTATCAGCAGAAAAAGAGCAACAAATAAGATTTATTGCAGATGCATATAATGTAAGTATTAGTGATGTAATTGGACATTTAATACTAAATAATGCACAACTTCAAATAGAACTTAAAAGAGCAGAAGAAAAAAATAAGAATGAAAGTAAAGAAGAAAGTAAGTAAAATGATAATTAGAAATTTAAGTACTGATGAAAAAATGAGGATATTAAATAACTTTTTTTTTCTTGGTGTACCAGTTACAGAAACGGAAGATAATTTTATTTCTTTACACCTTAAAGAATATGAATTATTATACAATGATTATGTTGAAAAAAATAAACAGCAAAAAATAAATGAAAATAAAAAAGGTTAAATTATGAAAGTTAATAAGTTTGATTTTACTATTAGTAAAACAACAGAAACAAAACAAGAATTTACAATGATTCCAAACTCTTTTATTAACGAATTGATGCATTACCTCACCTACAATGAACTGCGATTAATTTTATATATAAAACAAAAAGGTTCTAGTTTCAAATACAACAGAAATCGAATTGCTGAAAAGTTTGGCACTCATAAAAAAAATATTGATAAAATCTTTTCAAGCCTTGAAAAGAGAAAAATTCTGGTATTCATTAACAATAAATATGCTTTGAATTTATGCCTTAATGTTTCAGATTTCAAGATAGATAAAATTAATAAATCAATTTCCAAGGTAAAAGCATATCGTGAAAATTCAGCAAACACCAATAGTGATGAGGCATATAGCAATAAAATAAATGATTTTAGTGAAGTCAAACATACTTCACTTAGTGAAGTCAAACATACTTCACTTGAAAATGATTTAAGTGAAAGTGAAGTCAAACATACTTCAGTAAGTGAAGTCAAACATACTTCACTTGAAAATTCAGCAAACACCAATAGTGATGAGGCATATAGCAATAAAATGTCATCTAATAAGACTAATAGTAATAAGACTAATAAAGATATTTCAAGTGTTAATTATAATTTAGATAAAAATAATATTTGTAAATCTAATAGTTTTATAGACACTACAAAAAATCAGGTTGAATTTCCAGATATAATTTTAGCTTCTGATGTTAAAAAAGAAGAGGGTATAAAAATTGAAGATAAAATCCAACAAGATAAGATTGAAAATAATAATTCCAAAATTGATGGATTAAAAATTGAAGATAAAACCCAACAAAATAAAATTGAAAGTTTTACTACAATCCAAATTAATGAACTTCTAAATGAATATCTCAAAACACCTTCTCAATTATTTAGTCAAGCTAATCAACAAAACTATGTAAATTATCTCTACATAGAATACTTCAACCAATATCCTAAAACAAGATTAATACCAAATCAATTTGAAGGAGTTTTATATATTTATTTTTTTATAATTTTTCAAAATAAAATAACCAATACAATATCCAAAGCTGATTTAAATAAATGGATTTATGAAAATCCATTAATATTGAAAATAATAGATATTAATAAAGTCATAGAACTAATTCAAAAAAATATCAAATTTAAAGAAGTAGTTAAAAATAATCTTGAAAAAGCTAAACAAGAATCTTTTGAAGTTATACCTCAACAATAATTAATTTAATTAATCAATTTAAATAATCAATCTAAACCCTCTATTTTCAATTTTATTTGATATGGCCACTAGTTATAGCTTAGTGGCCATTATCTTTTAAAATACCACCTTAAAATGATCATATTACCCAACTGATTGGCGAAGCCAGATGTTGATAGAAGCCGCCCGCCATTTTTATGCCTCAATCAAAAATAAATATCTGTGGTATTATAATATTTTATAAATAGTTATAATTAATTATAATATTTTATAAATAGTTATAATTCAACACCTTATGTAAAAATAAATATGTCAAAATCAGTTCTTTTGCCTGTTCGATTTTGTATTTATTGAAAATATTAATAAAGACATTAGAATAATGACAACAACAATAGAAAAACAAGACCGAATTACACAAGACCGAATTAACAGGCAAGAAAATAAAATTCGTGACAGGTGGATAAAAGAAAATCAAAATAGGTTTGCAAAAATAACAACGTGTAATATCGACTCATCTCACGATATTGATTGCACCGGATTTTCAACAAATGATGGTGTGGCTTTAATTTACCGCATAGAATTAAAAGAAAGAACTGAAAGTATTACCAAGTATAGTGGTTCAACATGGATTGAACAAAAAAAGCTAAAACATTTCCGAGATATTTGGACCTATAGTGGAAATGCTATTCAGTGCCTCTATGCGATTTATTTTTGCGATGGCTACATTGAATTTAATTTATCAAATAGATTCAAAATTATTACATCTGAAGTACTTTATTTTTTCTGCGTGCCTCAAAAGTACTGCACTTACGGAGACTCAAAGATAGTTAACAAGTGGTTTGCATCTCTAATTTATAACCACGATTATGGTGACCTGATGCAAGATTATAGGCAGAAACTACAAAATTGGAGATACGCAGAATATTTAAATCATTATGAATGACTTAATTGAAAATATGGTGCTGTTGGATTACGTCTTTGATTTGTATGATTTGAACAAAGTGAGCCACGCATACAATCGATGCAAACGAACTGGAATAAAAAAAAAGAAATGTAACAAATCGATTCAAGGCTATTACATCTGAGGTACTATATTTTTTCTGCATTGCTCAAAAATATACAACCTATGGTGACAGTGCAGTAGTAAATAAATGGTTTGCCAGTCTTTGTTTTAACCCCAACTACTGTGACTTAATGAAGGACTACAGGCAGGAACAACTAAACTGTAGATATTATGATTTTATTAATCGGTCTTCAGGATTTTCGGAAAACCAAGAGTATTTATAATAAAAAATAAGCAGCTAATAATTTTTAACCAACATGGAAACCCAAGCAAACAAAGTCAAAGAATTTATAGAAAAATTCAAAAAGTCTAATCAGGAAAACTTGAAAGAAATTGAAAAAAATAATGAAGTGCGTAAGGCTGGAAATCACGCAGAGCTAGTAAAAACTACATATGTAGAAAATTACGTAGCCAATATCAAATAAGAAAATCAACAAAAGTTAATAACAGATACTATGAAAAAAGAACAAGAATTTTACCCCGACCTAATGACAGCATATGACGAATTACGTCAAGTACAGCAGGACATACAAGGCATTTTATATGTCAATGCTGGTCAATTTATCATTAAGTCAGACCGTATAATTTATGCCATTGAATACAGTAAAAATAACGGTTATTACATTCAAAAATACCAGCCGAAATAAAATGAATCACATAGAAAATATGGTATTACTGGATTATCTGTTCGATGCATATGACCTCAATAAAGAAACACATGCTTATAATAGAAGCAGAAAAGCCGGAATAAAAAAAAGAATTGGAATAGAATATAATATTTATTATCAATTGAAGACAATATGCGAGCAAAATAATATTAGCATGTTGGAATTACTAGAATATATTTATTTGTACTACCTGAACATTTATCAAAGTAATAACAAAAAACGAGCAATGAACAACGACCAAATTTATTACAACAAGTACCGCAAAGCCAGACAATATAAAATAAGAATTAACCCCATATGCGAACGCTGTGAGAAGCTAGGCGTAATAGTGCCTGTTCACGAGATTCATCACGTAGTACCCATTATGACAGGCAAAGACCATAACAATAGAATGCAGTTAGCAACAGATATTACCAACATGGAAAGCCTTTGCCTACAGTGCCATTTAAAACAGCATGGCGTTGTAAGTAGTATACCCGAAATGTTTTGGTAATACCTATAAAATAAATTATAAATAATTATAATAAATTATAAAATACTAATAACACAATGGACACAACACAACCAACACCGGAAGAACAGAAAGAAATGATAGACAACCGTAATGCTGTTGATAATGCAGAACGTGCAGACCTTACACACTTTGACATCAATGAGTATAAGAAGAAATTAAAATCTGAAGTACTTGAAATTATTAGGAGAAAAGAAGACATGCTAGCAGGTAAGATAAGATATAATTATACACGTAATGCCAACAACCGCACATCTATTCACAATCAACTGAAAGACAGTGATACCAAGGGGGGTATAGGTCAGGAACTCTGAACAACCCTTGAAACCTCGCCCTGTCTTCGCTTGCGCAAATCTTATTTTTTCTAAAGTAAAAAACCTAAAAAATAATATTAAGTAATAAAAATTAAGAAAATGAACGAAGAAAAATTAATACCAGAATTAAAAATTAGACATTACGATTACGTAAATGATAACATAGAGACCCGTAATAAAAGTATTAAAATTCCTTTCAAAATATGGTGTACTATGGACGTTGACGAATATTTGTTATTATCAAATAATATTGATGACGTAGATAAACTAATAACAGAAAATGTTATTAAAGTATTTTCTCAATCACTTAAGAGTGCTAATGTAGAAGTAAAAAAAATATTAGATGCTGAAAGAGAAAAACTAAAAATATCTAAATGAAAAAAAACATTACTGAATTTATAATTGTCAATGACACCTTAAATAATACCAGAATTATTTTTGATAATATCAATATGTGCAGTGATGAATTTAATATTTCTTACGGTGTCATCTTGAACAACATAAAAAAGAAACGCCTTTATAAAAATAGATGGATTTTTGAATATGGTGACACCCACGAGAAAAAAATAAAAGTGGAATTTCTTTTTAGTCCAATCTTAATGCGGGAACTAAAAAAAATTTATACCAGCGTACCAAATTGTAATATAGTAAAATTAACAAACACGATTTGCAGTGATTATGTATTTATGATGAATGAAGAAAATAAGAAAATATAATAAAAATTAGTAATCGTGAAGAAAACAACAAAAATATTAATCTCTGAAATCCGTGATTATTTACAGGCAGAAAATCTTTACAAGAGTAAGGATGAAATGACATTGCTAATACTTGGTAATACTTACGAACAGTACTTAAATGCATGTAAAGAAGTAAATCGTATGGGTACGGTGTTAGAATCACTAGACTTTAATGAGAACAAGCAATTCAAAATAAATCCATATGTAAATGTGCAACTGGAATTACAAAAGCAACTTTTTAAACTGATTGATTCATTATATCTCAATCCCAAGAGCCGACAAAGCATAAAGACAGCAAAAAATAATAAAAAAAGTAGTACACCATTTGAAAAAATGATAAAAAAATGTGCCTAAATATTAGATGCAAGACGTATATAATTATATTAAACAGGTCAAAAATGGTGAAATAATAAGCTGTTCGCAGTTAAAACAGGCGGTTCAGAGGTTTGAAAATGACCAAAAAAATCCACTTTTTTACTTTAATACTGATAAAGTACAGCATGTATTCAATTTTTTTAGCTGCTTACAGCATACAAAAGACAGGCACGCTGGCAAATACTTTGACCTTCTCCCTTGGGAGAAATTTTTTATTTGTCAAATTTTTGGCTGGTATTGGAAAACCAGTAATACCAGACGTTTTACTGATATATTCCTGAGCGTTTCTAAGAAAAATGGCAAAACCGCTTTAATTGTTGGCACACTTTTGTACATAACAATTTTTGAAGGCACTGGTAATTTATCTGTTGTGGCAAGCAATTCAAGAGAACAAGCCAGCGATGTTATTTTTAAAGCAATCACAAATTTTTGTATAAATCTTGACTCAGAAGAAGAAAATATAAGTCGAAAACATAATACTATTGAATATCGAAATAATGTTTTAAAATGCATTTCAAATGAGTCGAAAAGTAAGGCAGGACTAGGGCCACTGGCGGTTTACCTTGATGAATTTTTTGAATTCCGAAATTGGGATATGTACCAAAATTTACAAACGGCTCAAAGTGATTTAATTAATAAATTTTTTTTTGTTAGTAGCACCGCTGGATTTAATAAGCAATTGCCATTTTATGAATTATATCACACGGGTGAAGAAATACTGGCAGGATTAAAAAAAAGTGAAAATACATTGGTATTGATTTACACGTTAGACCCTGAAGATAATTTTAGAAATGAAGACGTTTGGATTAAGTCTAACCCGTCTTTAAATTTTTTAATACCTGTAGAGAATCTTAGAAAAGCTGTACAATCAGTGGATAATAATAAAAGTCTTGAAACTCAAATAAAAACGTGGAATTTTAACACGTGGTGTGACGTACTTAAGACATGGATTCCAGATTCATACATTCTAAACGCCAGCAAAAACCTCAGTTTTGACTATTATCAGGGCATGGATTGTATATTAGGAATCGATTTGAGCAGTGTTTCAGACCTTACAAGTATAACGTTTCAGTTTGAAATTGATGGGAATTTTCACTATATAAATAAATATTACCTCCCGCTTACTAATATCAATAGTCGTATTGACCAAACAACATATCAAAATTGGCACAAGCAAGGTTATATAACACTGCAAGCAGGTAATCACGTGGACTATCCAACAATTATAGAAGATATTGAAAAAATTAGAAAAGAAAATAAACTGAATATAACCAATATTGGTTATGACGACCATTTTGCAAGTCAGTTTATAGCAGAATTAAAAAGTCGTGGATATCGTTGCACACATGTACCACAAGCTATAGATAAATTTACTGCTGGTACATTAGAGTTTGAGCGTTTAATGCTTGCTTCACAAATCATTTTAGATAATAATAAAATAACTCGCTGGTGTTTCGCAAATAGCGAATTAAGGCACAATTCCACTGGTTGCGTTAAGCCTGACAAGGCACTGAGCAAGGATAAAATTGACGGTGTAATATCCATACTAACAGCTTTGAATTGCTGGTTAAGTATGCCTAAATATTCAAACCGTATTTTCTAAAATAATATTATAAACAATAAAAAATCATTAGAAGTATTTATGAAAAAGATTTATGGCAATTTTCGGAAACAAAAAGATAAAAGTTTTAGAACAAAAAATATCAGTACTTGAAAAGCGTGACATATTTAGTGTTGCACCACTGTCTTTAATTTCGGGTCTTGGTATTCCTTACACAAGTAATTTTGAAACCCGTAAAAATTTAACTCTTAGTGCTTATTGGTGCGGTTTAAATAAAATATCAGATAGTATAGCAACCTTAGACTTGAAAGTATATAGTGTAGATGAACAGGGATTCAAAAGTGAAAATTATATACCTGCATTTGACCTGCTTACTATTTGTCCAAATGCCAGAACGGATAAATATAATTTTTGGAAAACCGCAGTATGTAATATGTACAACAACGGTAATTTCTATGTATATATACTAAGAAATCCACTGAATTTTTATGATGTTCAGGAATTACAATTAATACACTCAAATACTATAAGTAAAATCTATATTGACGGACAAAAAAAATGGAAAATAAGTGGATTTGATAGCCTTATAGATGACAGTAATATAGTCCATATTATTAATTTTCCTGACCCTGATGACCCTGAAATTGGAATTTCTACATTACAATATAGTAGAATGAGCATGGAAAGCATATACAATGCCGAGGTTCACAGTAGTGAATTTCTTAAAAATGGTGCTAATTCAAATGTTTATATTCAAAGCGAAAGCAATCCCAGTGATGAACAAGTAGTACAGATACAAAGTCGTTGGCGTGCTGCATATAATATCTTAACAGGCAAAAAAGATATACCAATTGTTCCATATGGTATGACGGTACATACAACGGGTGTAAGTCCAAAAGAGGCTCAGTTAATAGAGTCTCGCATGTGGAATATTACCGAGGTTTCACGCTGGCTAAATATTAGTCCTGTATTTTTATATGATAACGGAAAGCAGTTAGCTGGTAATATTGAAGCTATGCAATTGGAATATTTAAACACTACATTACAGCCATTGCTTCAAAAAATTCAAAATGCTTTTGCAACAAAATTAATATTACCTAAAGACAGAAGAAAAATTTTATTAGAATGGGATTTGCAAGACCTTATTAAAATGAACAACACCGAGCAAATGGATTATTACACCAAAGGTTTACAGAATGGCTTATTCAGCGTAAATGATGTACGTAAAAAAATTGGTAGTGTCTATGCTGAAGGTGGTGACGAAAACTATATCACAGTACAACAACAGAATTTAAAATATCCTGTTGTAATTAATGCCAATAAGGATAATAACTTAAAAAAATAATGGTATGTATTTATAAAAAAGTATAATTATGGAAGACCTTAAAAAAGAAATTAGATATTTTAACGCTGAATTGCGTGCTAATCCTGATACTGGAACAATTGACGGTACAGCTATTATATTCAATCAAGAAAGTCGTTTACTCGGTGGACAATTCAGAGAAATAATAAAATCTGAAGCAGTTTCAGAATCATTACTATCAAATTCTGAAATTACTATGTTTTATAATCATAATCAGGACAATGGTGTACTTGCGAAGTATAAACGTGGTGCTGGCACATTGAAAATTTTTAAAGATGAACGAGGTGTTCACTTTAGCTTTAAACCCCGTGCTAATTCAGCACTTGCACAAGAAGTTAAATCAGCTATTGAGGCTGGTGACCTCGAATATTGTTCATTTGGGTTTACACTTGAACCACAAAAAGGAAACGATACATGGAGTAAACGAAGTGATGGAACATATTTACGTGAGATAAGAAATTTTACTTCACTTTTTGATTTTTCTATCGTGGTAAATCCTGCCTATTTACAAACTTCTGTATCTACAAGGGGTTTAGAAGATTTTAAAGAACAGGAATTACAGGAAATTCGTAGACTTGAAGAAATTAATGAATATTATAAACCATATGAGTATTTATTAGAATCAATTAAAAAATAAATTGATTACATATATATATCACTCAAAAAATAATAATAAGTATTTATAATAAATTTTACAATATGACTTTGATAGAATTAAACAATAAAAGAAGTGTTATAACTGATCAGATAGAAGCAGTTATTAATAAAGGCAAAGCTGAAACACGTAAATTAGATGAAACAGAAGAAAAGAAAATCACTGAATTACGTGCAGTAATTGAAGACATTGACAAACAAATAAAAGATATTACTGAAGCAGATAAAAGAAATGCTGAAGTACAAACAGAAAATAAGAATATAACAATAATTAAAAGAAATATGAACGACAAAAAATTTAGTTTCTACCGTGCAATTAATGCTGTTGTAGGACAAAAAAATTTCCAAGATTCTGAATTACGTGCTATGGAAATAGGTAACCGTGCATTTATGAGTAATGGATTAAATATTCAGGGACAAATAGTACTGCCAATGAGTACAAACAGAGCATATGCAGACCTTTTTGGACTTGGTGAAACTGAAAGACGTACAGTACTTGCAGCAGCTTCAAACGCAGCAGTAAAAACAGATGTATTCGATTTGCTTGCACCACTTTATAGCAGAAATCCGCTTTTACAGGCAGGTTCACAGGTTATATTTGCTAGTTCAAATATTAGTTTTCCTTCACAGTCAGCAATTAGTATCGACTATGTAAACGGTGAAAACATTGAAGAAAGTGCAGTAACACCAACAAATAGTACAGCTTTAACGCTTGCTCCAAAATATATCAGAGGATTTGTTGATATTTCTAAAACTCTTTTAGTTCAGGAAAATCCTGCTAACGAAGCAATCATAATGAACTCAATTGTTAATGCAATTAACAAAGCAATTATTACAGCAGCATTGGGCAAACATTCACATGTTACCTATAAGCCAGATGGATTTTTCACAGGTCTTGCAGTAAGTGCTTTTACTGTAACCAGTGGTGCTACAGCAGCAAAAGTAAATTCTATGATTGCAGCAGTTGACAGCAGTGACGCACTTGAAGGTAGTTTATCTTTCTTCTTACATCCACAATTAGCATATATTTTAAAAGCAGTACCTGCATTTAGTACAGCAACCGTGCCTATTTTGAACGGTCAGGATTTAGGCGGTTATAAATATTACACTACAAGTGCAATGCCTAAAAATTTAGCAACAGCAACCAATGAATACGGTATCGTATTTGGGGACTGGTCAAAATATATTCAAGCATGGTTTGGTAGTACGCCTGAAAGCCTTGGGGCACTAAGTATTTTGGTAGACCCCTATACAAGGGCGAGTTTCAACGCAGTTAGATTGCATATAAATTTAGCTCAGGATATGGGTGTATTACGTAGTGCAAGTTTTGCAAAAGGCAGTATGAAATAAAAGAAATAAATAAAAATAATTTCAGATTATATAATTTAAAAAGAGGTTTAATACCTCTTTTTTTATTTCAGAGTATTTATATAAAAAAGAATATGAGTTTTATAACTATAAATGATGTTTTAAATCAAATCCATGAAGACACTGGAAATACTGAAGCAGTAAACTATATAACAAATATTATTCCAGTAGTAGAAGAATATGTTTTTGATATTTTAAATAGGTATTCTAGCGGTTATACGAGTGGTTATACGAGTGGTACAACTTTACAAATTTTACCTTATAGAGTTAAACAAGCAATGCTGAGTTATGCAGGAACACTTTATAATAACAGGGAAAGTATAAGTCCAAATCAAATGTACGGTGTTAAAGACGTGTTTGAAAAATTACTTGCAGGTGAAATTAATTATGGCAGTAAATACTAATGAAAGCAGGACTTTTAAGACATAAAATAACACTTCAAAAACCAACATTAACGGGTAATGCTTATGGTACAAATCAGGATATAACATTTACTGATTTTAAAACCTTACCTGCTTATGTTACCTATATTGGTGGTAATAAGAATATCAATAATTATGAAATGTTTGCTAGTCAGTCGGTACAATTTCAAATACGTTACAGAAAAGATTTTGACGAAACCCATAGAATAGTATTTAACCAAAAATTTTACAGTATTTTAAATATTAAAGAAGTTGGTTTTAAAGACAGTATTGTTATTACAGCAGAATTACAACAACAATAAAATATAATGGTAAATAATTTATTATGGTTGATAATGTAAATATAAACATACAGGGTTTCGCTGAATTTCAAAAAATGCTATCAGAATTGAATGATAATGTTCAAAAAGAAATTATGAAGAAAGGATTTGCTGAAGCAAGTAAGCCTTTAATTAAACAAGCACAAGAAAATATTAATAGTAATAGAGTTAAAAAAAGTATAGGTGTTAAATTAACAACTGAAGGCAGTACAGCTTTAATTGGTGCAAGAAAATTTAAACCCTATAGTGGTTATTTAGCACCTTGGTTTGAAGATGGAACAAAAGAAAGACAATATATAAGTAAGAAAAAAAAGGGATTTTTTGGCATAGAAAAAAAGGTACACAAAACAGGTAAAATGAAAGCTACAAAATTTTTCACTAGGGCAGTTGATTCAGCAGAACCACAGATGTTAAAAAATATAGAACAAGTATTTATTGATGTTATGAATAAAGTACTGGCAAAATTTAATAAATAAAACATAACTATAACATGTTAAGTATAGGAAAATATATAAATCATTCTTTATCAGGTATTACGGGTATTACCTCAATTAGTCCATTAATGGCAATAAGTGGTAATACTAACTATATTGTTTATAAAAGAAGTGGTATAACACCTGAATACACACGAGATGGATGCAGTTTAAACCGTACAAGTGTACAAATTGATATTATGTCAACTGATTATGAAACCAGTATAGATTTAGCTGAAAAGGTTAGAAATAAACTTGAAAGTAAAACAGGTGTTTTTAATGGTGTTGAAATCCTGAATGCTGTTTTAACTAATGCCAGTGAGAATACCGATGGAAATATTTACATACAAACACTGTTTTTTGAATTTGCAACCACATAAAATAAATATGTGTATAAAATAATTCCAAGTATTTATAAGAAAATAATTTAATAAGAAAATTTAAAAAAATATTAATATGTCAGATTTAACAAAAGTTCAAAGTGGTAATAGTATTATGTTATTTGTTGGTAGTGGTACTACTAAATGCCCTATTGCTTACAGTAATTCTGCAAGTTGGGAAAGTTCAATGAGCGTTAGAAATGTAACAAGTAAAGATAGTGCCGGATTTGAGGAAGTACTTGCAGGTATTTATAGTTTTAATGCAAGTGCTGAAGCATTATTAGCATTCAATACCACTGGTTTAACAAGTGATTTTAAACCATTGTGGAATAATTATTCAAAGGGTTGCACAGTTAACATAGTTTTGAGTCAATCTTGCGGTACATCTCCAAGCTGGTCAGCTTGTGGAGTACAATTAACTGGTAAAGGATTAATAACAAATATGTCAATAACCTCAAATAAAGGAGATAATGCAACCACAAGTATTAAACTTTGTGGTAGTGGTGCAGTAGTATTAACACCGTAATTTTTAAGTTCGGTTTATTTAGTTTTATAGTTATGGTTGGATAGTACATACTGTTCAACCATTATTTTTTTATCCTTTTCAAATTTTTGAAGTATTTATATAAAAATATTTATATGAATGAAATTAAAATCAAATTTAACGAACAAGAATTTTTAATTAAACAAACATTTCGAAGCCTTATGTTATTTGAAGAAATGACCAGTAGAAGTGCTAATGAAATGAAAGAAACAACTAATGATTTATTAACATTGTTTTATTGTATTCTTAAGGCATGTAATAAAGAAACATTTATCTACAGCTTTGATGAATTTATTGATTTATTAGATAATAATCAGAAATCACTAGCAAATTTTAGTGATTATTTACAATCAGAAGCTAAAGATTTACCCAAAAAAAAAGCACTGAAAAAAGTATAAGTATTAAAGAATTATTTGGTATTGTTGTTATAAACTGCAATATATCACCTGAATATTTTTTAGATGAATTGGATTCAATTCAATTGGAATCTTTATTAAATGCTTATAATATTAATTATAAAAATACTTGGGAACAGGTAAGATTTATTGCATATATTCAAGCCAGTTGTTTTTCAAAAATATCAAAACCGCAGGATATTATTAAATTTAAATGGGATGAAATTGAACACGAAGATTTAACACCTGAACAACTGGAACAACAGAAAAAAGAAGTGTTAAAATATGCTTTATCTATAGCTGACAAACTTGAATAAATATTAGTATCAGTATTTATATAAAAATATTATATGGGTAATTTTTCATTATTAACAACACTTACTCTTAATGCTGCTGGTTTTACTAAAGGTATTGACCAAGCTAAAAAGGATACAAAAATATTAAAAGATGCTGCACAAAACGCAACTGCAAGTATTAAAAGCAGTTTTGAAACCCTTGCTGCACCGATAATGGAACAATTTTCTGGGCTTCAAAAAATTACTGGTGGTTTTGGTGGTGTTGCGGGTGCTGCAAAAAATATGTTACCGGTACTAGGACTGTTAAAAACTGCAATGATAGCTATACCTTTATTTGCAATCATTACAGCTATTATATCTTTAATAACATGGTTTAAAAAAACAAATGAGGGTACAGATATTTTTACCAAAGCAATAAATTTTGTAGGTGCAATTATTAAAACAATTCTTGGTACTTTGAAAATGCTTGGTGAAGCAATTATTAAATTATTTAAGGGTGATTTTTCGGGTGCTGCTGAAAGTGCCGGTAAAGCATTTTCTAGTTTTGGTGACAGACTTAAAAATAATATTGACCGTGCAAGAGAATTAAGTGAAGCACTTAAAGCACAACGAAAAGAACAAGTTACTGAAGAAAGAGAATTAGCTAGCTTAAGTCGTGAAGCGTCTCAATTATGGGAAAAAGCAACAGATTCAGAAAGCTATACAGCACAACAAAGACTAAAATATCTTAAAGAATATCAGGTAAAAATGAAAGAAATTCGTGATATGAAATTGGCTGATATTTATTTAGAAGAAAAAATATATTTATTAAGTCATGGTGGTTTGTTTGATGTAATACATAATGATGTTTTAGCTAAAGAATATAATGGTTTAATTGCTAAGAGAAATTTAATTGAAGCTGAATATAGTGACGCAATATCTGCAACCCACAAAAAGCAAAAAACAATTACTGCTGAAGTTCTTAAGCAACGAGATTTAGTTAAAGAAAAACTAGATTTAGAATTAGAAAATTTACTAGCTATTGAAACAGCACAAAAAGAAGCTAATAACAGAGGAAAACAGGAACAGAAAGAAATTAAAACAACTGGTAAACCAATTAGTTTAGATACTGAAGTATCAAATTTAGCAAAACCAGATATTAATAAAGATTTAGGAGATAAAACAAAGAGTAATTCTTGGTTTGATAATATCAAAGCAAATTTTAAAGAAAGTAAATTACTTGCGAAAGATTTTGAAAAGGCTATTAATGGCATTGGTGATGCATTTATAGCAATGGCTGAAGGTGGTAAATTTAGTTTCAAAGATATGATAATGTCTATGTTAGATGGAATACGTAAAGTAATTACTGGCTTATTAGCTGAATCATTGGCAACAGCTATAATAAACGCTTTTAAAAGTCCTGCAAGTGCTGCAACTGGTGGATTAGCTGGTATAGCATTAGCAGCAGCAGGAATAACAGCAGTAACAGCACTTTTTGCCAGCTTACCTAAATTTGCTGGTGGTGGTATTTCTGCTGGTGGTTTATCTATAGTTGGTGAAAGGGGTGCTGAATTAGTTAATTTACCAAGTGGTTCACAAGTATTCAGCAATTCACAAAGTAAAAATTTATTAGGTGGTTCTGGTGGACAAGTAAGATTTGAAATTGAAGGTACTAAACTTGTGGGTGTATTAAATAATTATAACAATAGACTTAATAGAATATCATAATGACTTGGACAAAAAAATATTTTTACACATTTAAAAGTTTGAATAATGACAGTTATGAAATTCAAATCCTTCATACTGGTGTAAGTGGTGCAACACAAATAACTAGCGACCAAGTACCTTTTGTTGTGGATTATCCTGAATCAAAAAAATTTGAAGCCGTTAGAGGTTCTGGTTGTGATATGAATTTAATTTCAGAAACAGATAGACAATTTATAGGCTTATATTCAAATGAAATTCAAAAATATCAAATACGTTTAATAAAAAATAGCAGTCAGTATCCAAGCTGGCTGGGATATTTAGACTCTGAAACTTATACTGAAGACTTTGGTAGTTTAAAAAATTACCCCGTTAAATTTACTGGTACGGATGGGTTTGCACTTTTGAATAGATTACTTTTTGTTGATGGCAGTGGAAATAAATACAGTGGTCAAATTAGTCAATGGAACCTGTTAAAAATAATATTGAATAAAGTAGGACTTCCATATAATTCTATACTTGTTGCACTGTCAACAACGTCTCCACAACTAACTATTAATAGTGGAGAAACAATTTTTCATAAATCTTACGTGGTACAAGAAAATTTTTATGATGAAGACGGGAAGCCAATGACTTGCAGACAGGTACTTGAAGCAATTCTGAAGCCATATGGAGCAATGATAATGCAAGCCAATGGTAATATTGTTATCTATGATTATAATAGTATTTTAAGCAGTCCCTGCACTTTTAAAGAATATAACAGTACAAGTTATGCCTATGTTCAACCAGTTAGTATTAATACAAATTTGGGTGATCTTTCAACAATTGGTTTTACTAGTGATAATCAAAATTTGGAACTTGTACCAGCCATTAATAAACAAACACTAAAATACAGTGCTTATAATTTAAGCACATTAAATAATTTTTCTGCTAGTGCAAGTGATTTTACTAATATAGGCAGTACAACACATAAAAATACAGATGCCAATTATGGCTGGGATGAATATACTTGGAATGCCAGCAAATCAATTGTAACTGGTGGCTATGGAGCTTTTCGAAGTTTACAGGGCATAGGTAATTTAAATACTGCAAGTAGTTTTATTTATGTTAAATTTTTACCCGTTAGTAGTTTTAGTTTTGTTGGTTTTAATTTCAAAAACAAACCCTTTTTACTTTCTAATTTATATACAAACAATCCAATATATTTTTTAAAAATAAGTATGAGTGCATATTTTCGCACAAAATTAAAAGAGGGTGACCCCAGTGAATTATCATATTCAAACCTACAAAAAGCCAGCATATATTTAAATATTCGTTGTGGTGGTAGTCAGTTTAAACTAGATATTTGGGGTGCAAGTGCAACAACGACCAATATTACGACACTAAAATTAGATTATTATAATGATAATATTAATGATACAATAGCAGATACTTGGATAAATAATAGGAGTTACAGCAATACCTTACAAAAAAATGTAGATTATGTGCTTGTGCCATTAAATTATATTCTCATTGCACCCCTAGACATACAGGTATTACAGGCGTTTCTAGTTACTGATAAAAACGGTGTTGATAAAACCGCTAATTTGCAGGATATCAGAATAAATGGTTTGTCTTGTGAAATCAGTGACAAAAATGGAAATGTTCAGAGTGCAAGTGATACCGAATATATAAGTTATTTAGATGCAAAAAATAATAATGAGGGTCAAAAAATTGAAGTCATTCAGGGATCAAATAGTTTTGATTATCCTGTTCAAATGGGTGCAATCACAGATAATATAAATAATTTAAAAAGTCATACACGTGCGGGAATAACTGCCAAATTGGAAGAATTATTATTAAACAGTGTTGTTAGTAATTATCAAAATCCCAGAATAAAATTAACAGTTGATAGCAACATTTTAAATTTTCAAATTGGTTATGTAACATACAATAATTATTTGTCAGGCTTGAAACTTGTGCCACTTGGAATTAAAATTGATTATTCAATGAATACCAATAACCTAGTACTTATTGAAACCGTAAGTGATAATTTAACACCTAATTATTTATAAAATATATTAAATAATATCATTATATCAACTAATTATTTATAAAATATCAAAATGTCAACGCTTAATATGTATAATATTCAAGTTCCTGCAATTGCGAGAAATGGCAGGATATATCCTAATAATAACGGTACTACTATTGGATTTATTGGCAGCAGCAGCAGCAGTGGTGCTGACCTTAGTAATTATCTGAAATTAAGTGCTAGTACAACACAAAAAATATTAACTGGAATATGTTTTGCTGGTGGTGTTAGTGGAATTACAAAAACTACTGTTGGCTTAAATCTAGTTGATAATACAAGTGATGCGTGTAAAAGTGTTTGTTATGCTCAAATAGCTGGTAGTGCTGCAAATGCTACATATGCAGTCTGTGCAAATACTGGAATAACTGCACTTAATAGTTTTTGTTTAGGTGGTTCATTGGCTTGTACTTACGCCAAATTAAATAGTCCAGTGTTTACAGGAACTGTTTGCGGAATCTCAAAGGGTATGATAGGCTTATGTAGTGTTGACAACACACCGGATAGTTCAAAATGTGTTTGCTGCTCAATAGTAGCAACAAACGCTGGTAATAGCAATTATCTTTATGTAAATGATACCCGCAATACAATTACAACACCGCAAACTATTAACCAATGTGTAACATATGATTTTAAAACAAATACTTGCGAAAGTCTTAACGATGGAGGTACATATTTTGGTGAAATGACATTTAGACAATATGGAAATACAACTGATTGGACAGGTGGAAAAAGTCATCAATTAGGATTCACGGATAATGGCAGTATTTGGCATCGCAGCGGACAAAATACAACGTGGGGTACTTGGTATAAACTATATCAGACTTGCGATACAGTAGCTTGTGCAACAGTTGCCAGTACAGCTAATAATTCGTTAGCTCTTTGTGGTTGTGTGCCTAATTGTTTTCTAGCTGTTGGTGGTACTGCTGTTTGTGCAACCAGAATTTATACTCCTACATATGATAATACAGCACAACTGGTTTTTAATACTGCTGGCAGTGGTTACGTAGGACTGGCGGGCAACGTAGCAAATAATTTGAGTATTGTCAGGTATAATAATCCTGATGGATTACCAGCGCATGTAACGTCTACAGCAGAAATAATTACAACTGCAAATATTAGTATTCAAACAGTAGCTACTGCAAATAACAGTAATTATGCAACGTGTGCAAGTACTGGCATAACAGCACTAAATAGTTTTTGTTTAGGTGGTTCATTGGCTTGTACTTACGCCAAATTAAATAGTCCAGTGTTTACAGGTAACGTTGGTTTTGGCGTTACACCAAGCTATAAAGTTGATGTTTACGGAGACATACATAATACAGGAAGTTTTATTACTCAATCATATAACCGTGCTCAATATATAGGTAATTGGGCAATTGCAAATTATTGGGGTATTGGCAGTATTGGCAGTTGTGATGTTAAAATTGCACCAACACAACTAACAGGTCAATTCACGGGTGGTTCAGTAAATTTATGTCTGGTTGGAAATATGAATATCAGTGCTGGTAGTTGTTATAAAATAAATGGAACTAAATTAGCCGTTGCAGATATTACAGGAGCAGCACCAATTTCAAATCCTGTATTTACAGGATATGTATGTACTAGTACTTGGAAATTTGATGACACCTATGGATTACTGCCAATAGCAACGAATGGAGATAGTACCACAAACGTTGGGGGCAGCGGGAATAGAATAGGGGTTGGATATTTTAATAATGTTAACACAGGTTCTGTGACTATTAGTGGCAGGGTTCAAAACCATTTAAAAGTATTGTATAATCAAATAACACAAGATACTTACGTAAATAGTAGTGCTGAACATACAGTAATGAGTTTTACTGTACCTGCTGGTGTAATGGGGTCTCAAGGTGTTTTAAGAATTACAAATATTGGCAGTATAATAGTTGGCACTTCGGCACAAACAATACGAGTTCGAATAAAATTTGGTGGTACAACGTTGTACGATGCTATTACGGGAAATATTGGTGTTGGAACATATACTTATAGACTAGATTCGCAAATTGAAAATTTAAGTGCTAGTTCACAAATTAGCCAACATAAGTTTATAGTGGGATTGGTTGGAACTGGTACCCCTAAAAATATGGTTAATATTACTGCTTCAAGTTTTGATAGTGGAGGGACAGCAGGTACAGCAAATACAGCAAATTCAGCAGTTTTTGAAGCTAGTTATCAATTAAGCGGCACTGATAATACGTTAGGTAATGATGTAAGAACAATCGAATTATTGTAAAAAATAATAGCTGTATTTATAAAAAATTAAGTCAAGATTTTACTATTAATATCTTTTTATTAGTATTTATAACAAAGACAAAATTATGATATTAGATTTATTAAAAGAAAATCTTCCTGTTATAGGTGGAGTCATTGGTTCAGTTTTTACCTCACAATTAATTACAGCTATTCTTTTAGCTGCAATTGGTGCAACAGTTGGTTTTTTAATTAAAATATTTCTTGAATGGTTGGTTAAACATATTCGTACTAGGAAAAAATTTGCAAAATTCTTTGCAAGATTAGAAGCAAGAAAATTATTATAATATGAACTTATAATATGAACTTATAATATGAACTTATAATATGAACTTATAATATGAACCTTACTCAATTTATAATAAACTTATTCTTAGCTGACAGTGGACTAAGTAGTAAACGAGTCCTTAGTTATATAGTAGCTATATTTTTGTTTATCTATATATTCTTTAATCCGGTGGAACAAATTGTTTGGATTCTTGCTACACTGGTAGCAACCCTGCAAGGTCTTACATTATTTCAAATTCCTAAAGAACCAGCTATACCTGTACAGGGGTTTAAACAAGACCAGATTCAACACGGGTAAAACCCTTGGTATGCCTTCGCTATGCATAAATGCATAGCGGCATATTAAGTCTTACGGAGATTTACCCCTTGGTTCATTAGGATTAACTACAGTTAAACGGATAATGCAGTATATTTGCAACTAACTTTAAAAAAACGATATGGGTCCCATATCGAAGGCAATAAAAAACGATGCGGGAATTCCCGCATCGAAAGCAATAACTGCTGCAAAGCATAGTCAATGAAAAAACTGTACTAAATACGTGTACTACTTTTTAATTGCTATTGATAATCAACACTTTAAGCCCGTATTTACAAAAGTATGACCACTGTATGACTCCGCCGCGGCGGATGAATGACTATTAAATTATCTTGTAAATACCCATTCCGACTTTGTCGAAAGCTTCTCATTATACGAATAACGGTCAAGGTCAAATCCTTTAACATCTTCTGGTTTATCAATCCTGTTTTGAATGATATACCTGGCCATCATGCCTCTGGCTCTCTTAAGAAATACGAAAAAAATCTGATATTGGCCGCCTTTAAACTCCTTGAAATCGATATTGATAATTTCTGCATCTATATTTTTCCTGTCAAGAACTTCGGAATATTCATTTGAAGCAAGATTGATAAGCACTTTCTTTTTATGCGA